TAGAAATACAAAGTATGCGGTGGAATTTACGCCAAATCCCTACACAGGTATCACAACCTCACCTTTAGTTCAAAGAGAAAGACCTCTTAAGAGTAACGCCTACATCGTCTAAAATAAATAAAAACATACAAAAGGATCTAGTAGATGGCATACCAAGGTATTAATACAGGTACGTCCCCGAATAGTGGGACAGGTGATACCCTGTTATCAGGTGCTGAAAAAATTAATAGTAATTTTATTGAACTGTTTGCTGCAGTTGGCCTTGGTTCTACTGGAACTGGCGTTGTAACAGATATTTTTGCGGGAGACAATATTGGAGTCAATACAAGCACTGGAGAGGTAACAATCTCTGTTGTTGGGTTGACTACCTCTCTTGTAGGTGGAGAAGACATCTCTATTGTAACTAACTCTGGGGTGTCCACTATCTCATATGTTGGTGCAGCTAACACTACCAATATTCGGGCTGATTCACTGGTTGTAAGTGGTATCTCAACTCTGACTTCAGTCATCATCCCTGATGACCTTACCGTAGGTCAGACTCTTGTAGATACTCTAACAATCAATGCAGCTATTGGGAACACCGTTGTACCAGAGGGTAACAATCTTTATGACTTAGGATTCCCTGGTATCAATTGGAAGAAGCTACATGTTGTAAATGTTGCTGCATCTTCTTCAGTTACCGCTACAACGTATTATGGTGATGGTTCTAATCTGACCGGTGTTTCTGGTGGGGGTATTGGAACAACAGGAAGTGTCAATACAACTGGTATTATCACAGCTTCTGCTTTTGTAGGTGATGGTTCTGGTCTGACTGGTATTGCTCATACTACGGATATTACGAGAACTTTCCTTGACTTTGATGGACCACAACAAACTCAAGCAATCAAGGCAACTGGTGCAGTTGATAAGAAGTTTGCTATTGAGGTTGGTACTGCTATAACTACTGCTACTATTGTAGCTAGATTTGAACCAAATAAACTCACTCTTCCTAGTGGTGACCTTGCATGTAGAAACATTGTTGGAACTGGTGGTACATTCAACGGAACCACTAACTTCAATATTGCTAATGTAGGTATCCTGACTGGTGCTAGAGAGGGTCTTGTATATAAACTATCTGCTGGTACTGGATTGACCTTTGAGGGTTCTATCCATGGTCACATCGGTGGTACGGTAGGTAATGAGTGGCACTCTAGTACAGGTACTCTCGGTATCGATGCTACAGTCTTACAGACCACTGGTTCTCAAATCATCCTTGGTGATAAGACTTACACCGGTATCACTACCAATAATAAGTCTCTTCAAACTCTAGAATCTGTCAATGCACTTGGTTTCACGACAACCACCATTAGTGCCGGTACAGGTATTAATGTTAGTGGTTCTACCGGTAATGTTACTATCAGTGCGGTTGGTTCAGGAGATACAGCTAACGTAAGTACCAATAGTTTAGTTGTTAGTGGTGTTACTACCGTTACAAACGTTGAGACATCAGGTAATATTCTTCCTGACAATAATGGGAGTGGTTTTGTTGGTAGTCCATCAACTCGTTTTGGTGTCATTGCTGGTAATGTTGGTGACTTCTCTGTACTTTCTGCTGGTCCTGTTTCCTCTTCATCTTCAGTTACGGCATCATCTTTCTTTGGTGATGGTTCTAATCTGACTGGTCTTGCCAACACTGAGAGGATTACTGCTGAGTCACTGGTTGTACTGGGTGTAACTACATCCTTTGGTGGAATCGTTGTTGATAGAACCTCAGTACCAAATAATATTCTTACTGCTAAACTTGGAGGTGTTACAAAAGCTCAGATTATAGCGAGTGGAAATGCACAGTTCGCTTCACTGACAGCTACTGGAACACTGGATGTTGCTGGCGGTACTCTTGTAACAGGAGTAACTACCTCCTCTGATGGTTTTAGTAGTGGAACCGGTGGTCCAGTACAAATTTCTGTTGTAGGGACAACACTCACATTTACTGTCAATGGCGTTGGATCTACAAGTCTTACATTATCCTAATAAATAAGAAAAAAGTCCTACAACAATGCCTGCAATAATTACTGATCAATTGCGTATTGAGAATGCGAGGAATTTTGTAGATTCAGTACAAAATACCAATAATTCATATTATGCGTGGATTGGTCTCCCTAACGCCACTGAGTATCAAACTGATTGGAATTCCAACCCTCCGGCCCCAATGGACAGTTTGGATCAATCCAACTGGTATTGGGATACCATGTTGGCTCTTAAAAAGATAAATCCTGGGGATGCCAGTCAAGTCGTTAGAAAGATTCAGTGGAAATCGGGTACCACATATGATATGTGGAGAAACGATATCACTAGAGATAATCCATCTCAACCTTCAGGTGCGTTTGATATCTATGATGCAAACTACTATGTTGTAAATAGAGAGTTTAAAGTTTATAATTGTCTCTTTAACAATGCTAATCCTGAAAATAGTTTTAGGGGTGGTCCTTCTCTTGACGAACCAAACTTTACTGATCTAGAGCCTAGAGAAGCAGGTAGTAGTGGAGATGGTTATATTTGGAAATATCTCTATACTATCAATCCCAATCAAATCATCAAGTTTGACGCTACCAATTATATGCCAGTTCCAACTGACTGGTTTACTAGTCCTTCTTATGATGCTGTAAGAGAGAATGCAAAAACTAGTGGTGAAATTAAAATTGTAACCATCAGGAATAGAGGAGTTGGTATTGGTACGGCCAACGTTACATATACTAGAGTACCAATTTTAGGTGATGGACGTGGGGCAGAGGCGACGGTTGTTATAAACAACGATGCAAAAGTTGAATCTGTAACTGTTTCTAATGGTGGTAATGGTTATTCCTTTGGGACTTTGGATTTAGAAAAGGGTGGAGTTCCAACTGGAACTGTAGCACCAGTTTTTAATGTCATCATTCCTCCACCAGATGGATATGGTGCAGACATCTACCGTGAGTTGGGAGCATATAATGTTCTTTCTTATGCTAGATTTGAAAATGATACCCAAAACCCTGACTTTATTACAGGTAACCAATTTGCCCAGGTAGGAATTGTTAAAAATCCTACCAATTACAACTCAACAACTTTACTTACGATTGATAAGGCTAGTGCTGTTTATGCATTAAAACTTGTTGGAACTGGATATAGTGAGGCAACCTTTGTTGCCGACTCCTTTGTTACACAAACTGTTGGTTTAGCTTCCACAGCTGTTGGTAGGGTTGTTTCCTACGATCAATCAACAGGTATTCTTAAGTATTGGCAAGATAGAACAACTGCTGGATTTAATACCAATGGTAGTCAAAACCCAGACCCGGTTTATGGATTTGAGCAATTACAATTTACAGCTGCTCCTCAACCACCGGGAAGTGTACAAATTATTCCAAATATTGGTAATACATTAAACATTGATACTCAATTTACCGGTGTCTCAACCACAATAAATAGTAGGACATATTACCTGGGTCAGGAATTCATATTAGGAGTTTCAAAACCAGAGTCCCAAAAGCGCTCTGGGAACATCATATATGTTGATAACAGGCCCTCTGTTACTAGATCATCTTCACAGAAAGAAGACGTTAAAGTTATCTTGCAATTCTAAGAGATATGCCACAGGAAACTAATCTCAATGTCGCTCCGTATTTTGACGACTTTGATCCTCAATCAAATTATTATAAGGTTCTATTTAAACCTGGTTTCCCGGTTCAAGCAAGAGAACTAACAGGTTTACAGTCTATTCTTCAAAATCAAGTTGAAGAAATGGGTAACCATTTTTTCAAAGAAGGTGCGAAGGTTATTCCTGGTGATTTAACGTATATTCGTAATTTTTATGGTATTCAAATTGAACCAGAGTTTCTAGGTATCCCTGTAGGTATCTACCTTGACCAGTTGGTTGGTACCACTATTACTGGTTCCACAACAGGTGTTACTGCAAAAGTTGTCACGTACATAACGGACCAAGAATCGGACAGAGGAGTATATACCCTTTATGTTAACTATGAGAACAATGCTACTTCAGATGAGGATCCTGATGTATTCTCAAGTAGTGAAGTTCTGACTACAAGCAAAAATATAACGTATGCATCTACCTTTATTTCTGCAGGAGAAGGATTTGCAACAACAATTCCACAGAATGCCTCTATTATTGGGTCGTCATTTAATATTGCACAAGGCGTATATTTCCTAAGAGGATACTTCGTCAATGTTAATGCTCAAACTCTAATCCTTGATCAATATAGTAATAGTCCTTCTTATCGAATTGGACTAGATGTTGTTGAGGAGATTATTTCTTCGGATGTTGATGAGAGACTAAATGATAACGCTCAGGGGTTTAATAACTTTACCGCTCCTGGTGCTGATAGACTGAAAATTACTCCAACACTTTCAAAAAAAGGATTTGGTAGTTTTGATGAATCAAATTTTGTACAATTATCTGAG